CAGCTGGTCCAGCGAGACCAGAAAATCCGCCCGCGCCTCGCCGGAATTGGCATTCAGCGCCCGGTCCTGCCCCACGCGCACGCGCTCGGAAACAATCTCCGTCGCATAGACAAACTCACCGGAGGCCGGGATCACGTTCACGCCCGTCACCGACGCGTCCAGCCCCGCCGTCTCTGCCCCCGGCGGCACACGGACCACCTCAAAGCTGAGCTGTGGAATCCGGTTGCCAAAATCCCCCAGCGGCAAATCCTCGAACACGATATAGGCCGTGCCACGATAGGCCGGCGCCTCGCCCTCGATCATCTCGATCAGCGGGTCCGGCGCCTGATCTTCCTCCCCGCGATACAGGCGGTACGTCACCTGCGACAGATCGAACACCTCACCATTCGCCCAGGCGCGCTGCACCGCCAGGACAGGCCCCTCGCCCAATGCCACCGCGAAGCTGACCGTATAATCATACGTCGTCACGCGCGGCCCGCCCTTGCTGCCGGAGGACCGCGTCGTGCGATGCTCCCGGAAGCGCGACGCCCAGATCACCTGTCCCGCCACCCGCATCCGTCCATAGACGGATGAAATGCCCACGCCCTCGCGGGACTCCATCACCGGCAGAGACGCCACACGCGGCCCGGCCACCGGCGGTGCAAGACGCGCATCGATCAGGCTGCCCGCCAGCGATCCCGCCGCCCGCCCGATGGCGGCGCCCGCCACATGTGCGCCCAGCAGTTTCAGCCCTTGCGGCAATAGCTGCCGCCCCAGCGCTGCGCCCGCCTCTGCCAGTACGATCTGCGCCATGCTTAATCCTCCCGTCCCGGAAAGCGGAACGCCGCCACAACGCGCCGCTGCCACCACGCCACCATCCGCGTCTCCACCGCCGATCGCCCCCAATAGGCATGCACCAGCGTGCCCGCGCCGGTCGCAATGCCGCAATGTTTCGCCGGCACACCCGTCGCCATACGGAACAAGAGCACATCGCCTGCGCCCGCCTCGCCGACAGGAATTTCCGTCAAATGCCGCCGTGCGGCCTCCAGCAACGTCTCTTCCCCCAGTGCTTCGGCCCAGTCCGGCGAGTAGGCGGGCGCGGCTTCCGGCTCTACCCCGACAAGCTCGCGCCACACGCCACGTACCAGGCCAAGGCAATCACAGCCCGCGCCTTTGAGACTCGCCTGATGCCGGTAGGGCGTGCCGATCCAGCCGCGCGCCGCCGCCACAATCTCCTCCCGCTTCATCGCTTGCCTCCTGTGTTTCCGCCTGCCGCCGGACCTTCCAGAACGAACTCCGCCCCCGGAAGGTGCGGAAAGCCCCGGAAGTTTTCTGTATTGCTGAACACATCCCGGCAGGTGCTGAAATGCTGGTCGCAGGTGAGACCGGGAAACGCGTCCGTCCCCACGCCGCACCGCGCATCGCCCAGCACCGCATCACACGCCCGCGCATAGACACGGCCCACAGGGCGTTCGAGGTCCGCCTTCAGCGACACAAGCTCCGCTTCAAACCCGCCCGGCCCGCGCGTGACATCGCTAAGCCGCCCACTCCAGACCGTCACGAACAGGTCCGGGCGCTGCCAGTCGACGCGCAGCACATCCACCCGCGCGCCATCCCAGAGGCCCGCCGCAAGGTCTGCCTCCGTGATGGCGTCATCCGCCAGTACGCCACCTGCAGAGGCCTGCCCCGGTTGCAGCCCGGCGCTTTGGGTGAACGCCCCCGCGCTCAGCGCCCCGCCGGGCTGATACGTCACCCCATCTACTGCCAACGCGCGGTCATGCTCCGTCGCCGCCAGCACAAAGTCATCCTTGCGCGTCAGGCGCCAGCAAAGGCAGGTCGTCGTCGCTCCGCTCGCCAGACGTGCGGCAAATTCACTGTCGATCAAGCGCATGTCTCACCCCACCAGTTCGATCAGCGGAATGCTCAGCACACGGCCCGCCCCGAACGCTTCGAGGTTCACGTCCAGCCGGTCTGTGTCGAACCGCACCGGACAGTCGAACCGATACCCCGCCGTCACCACCGCGCCCTCTGCCGGGGCGGCGCCAAGCGTCACGATGCCTGTGGCGGCGTCCACACTGGCCGCAACGCCCACGCCGTCGACAGCCACGACCACACTGCCCGCCACCGGCTTCAGGATACGTCGCGAATAGCCGCCATACGCCTTTACCAGCTGGAACGCCGCCCGCGCCCCGTCGCCCGTGCCGATCACCTGATCCAGTGCACTCACCGGCGCCCCCGGCGCGCCGCTGCGATCATCCAGTGCGTCGCGAAAGCGGAACCCGTTCAGTCGCCCGCCGCGCGCCTCGAAAAAGCTGACCACGGCCTGCAACATCTCGATCCGTGTCACGGCGCTGCCCACGTCCCAGCGCCTGCGAGAGCCCGCCCAGATCGCATTGCGCGCCTCGGCCCCGCTCGCCAGCGTGACGACTTCCGTGCGCCGCTCCGGCCCGCCACTCGCCGCCAGCGCCAACGGCACGGGAAAGCTCACCTCATGGAAATTCGCAAGACTCACAGGAACCGCCCTCCCTGACCCACCAGCCGCGCCAGCACGGCGCCAATCGCATTGCGCCCACCCACAGCCGCGGACTGTTCCGTACCCGGCGCGAAATTCATGTTCACATTCATCGAGCTGCCCTGCTGCCCGGTGCCGAACACAGCCTCCGCCGCAATCCGCGCCAGATCCCGCAGCACGGCATCCGCCATGCGCTGGAAGTCCAGCTCGCCAGACCGTGCAGCCTGAGACAGCGCCGTCTCGATCCGCTGCCCCGCCTGCCCGAACGCCACCTCCAGCGCATTCGCCGCCTCCGCCCCCGGCCCCTCCGCCAGCGCCCGCAGCGCATCGGCGGCCGAGGCGAGATCGTTTTCGAAGTCATTCATATGCGTCTCCTGCCGCTTGACCCCCACCTGTCCTCCCCCTTGCAGGGGGAGGAACCCCAACATGACCATCGCGCAGTATTCGCTGTCGGCGTTCTCCCCCTTGAAAAGGGGGAGACAGAGGGGGTTCCGGCGGATTCTCCTCCGCATCGGGGTACGCCCCCATCATATCCGCCAGCCGTCCCCGGCTCATCCCGTCCCCTTGCGCGGCCAGCCAGCGCCATTCGCGCAAGGACAGCCGCCAGAACGCCTCCGGCGCGATGCCCGCAGACAGCGCCGCGCGCAGCATCGCCCCCCACGGAAACATCAGGCCGCCAGCCCCAGGCGGAACGCCTCCGCCACCGCTCGCGCCGCATGGCCGGGTGACACGTCTGCGCTGCCCAGTTGCGCCGCTGCCTCCGCTTCGCCTCCGCCGCGCAACAGCGCTGCCAGCACAAGCGACAGGTCCGCCGCAGACAGGCTCCGCATCCGCGCGTCCAGCTCGCTCATCCGTGTGCAGCCGAAGGCCGTCTCAATCTCCGCCAGCGCGCCCAGCGTCAGGCAGAGCCGCCGCGCGACCCCACCGATTACAAGAGCTGTCTCCCCCCGCGCCGCGTTCATGCTGCCACCTCGAACGTCACCAGGCCGGCACTTTCCAGCGTCACGGAGAACTCCGCCTCGCCATCATGTTCGCCGCTCCAGCTCAGCTCGCTCACCTGAAACGCGCCTTCCAGCGTGCCGAAATCCGGCAGAATGAAGTGCCAGTCCGGCGCCTCGCCCGCGAAGAACACCGCCCGCATCCGCGCGTCGCTGGCGGCGTCCTTGAACACGCCGCGCCCGGTCACCTTGGCTGTCTTTGCGCCCGCCCCGGCGAGCAGCTCGCGCCAGGCTTCCGGGCTGTCGGCGCTGGTCGCGTCCACCAGCGCGGCGGACAGCTGGATCCGGCTCGCGCGGATGCCCGCCAAAGTGACCCAGCCGCCCGCCCCATCTGAAATCTTCAGCAGGATGTCCCTGCCCTTTTGCCCGGCCATCAGCCTGCCTCCTCTGAAATGATCCGCACCCGCACCACGCCGCGAAAGGCACGCCTGTCCGCCGTGCGCATGGCATCGCCATAGACGACCTGTGCCAGCACAATATGCTGCCCCTCCACGGCCCAGGCCGCGTTTTCGACCGCCTCCCGCAGCGCAGAAAGACACGCCTTCGCCCCGCGCACGCCATCGCCCTGCGAATAGCAGGCGAGCGAGATGCGATGCTCGATCCCGTTGGTGAGGCTCGCCCCGGCGGGCGTCGTCTCGTGGCGCTCGATCAGCGCGTAGGGATAAAGCGGCTCCTCGCTTTCCGCGTCGAACACACGGGCCGGTGTTCCGAAGGCGGACTGCACGCCCGCGTCGGCCCTGAGCAGCGCCATCAGCGCCGCCTGCACCGCCTCTTCCGCCCGCCCGCTCACAGCCGCACCTCGCTGCGCGCCGCCAGGATGGCCGCGACGTCTTCCGGTAGGTCCGCCGCGTCGCCCCGCTGATACGCGACCCGCACCAGACGCTTCAGCGCCAGCACCAGATCCGCCGGCACATCCGCCGCCGCACCATAGCCGGCCACAAAGGTCACCTCCACGCGGCCCCCGAGCGGAATGCCCGGCAGCGGCGTGAACGGCTTCAGCTTCAGCCGCCCGCCTTCCAGCCGGAAGCGCGTGGTGACAAGCTCCGTGCCGCCCTCGGCATCGACCAGCTCCACCGCCACCAGCGCGCTCGCCGGCCCCGGCAGCAGGCGCACGCCATGCCGTGTCACGCCCGGCGGCCAGCCCTCCCAGCCGCGCTTCAGCGTCTGCGTCACGAGGGCAAACCCGCCCACGATCTCCAGCCGCACCCGCGCCGCCGGGATCAGCGCCGCAACCAGCCCATCCTCCCCATCATGCCCGATGCGGAGATACTCCTTCGCCGCGCCAAGAGACAAAGCCTCCTCCGCTGGCGGTGTGATCACCGTCAGTGTCATATTGAATTTCCTTGGAAAGAAGTGCCGGTCCCGCGTCAGGCGGGACCGGAGATTGGAATCAGACCAGCGCGCCCAATTTCTCGACCACGGCCGCCCCGATGGGCAGGCCGATGGAGCGGATCAGTTCGTCGTCGATTTCGGTTTCGGTCGAGTTGATCAGGGTGGCGACGGCTTCGGCCACTTTCGTGGTGAACTCGTCCTGCTGCGCCTTGGTCAGCAGCGCGGCCTGGCGGATGATGGAGACGATGACAGATTCGAACATGTTGGTTTCCTTCCTGAAGTGAATGAGAGAGTGCCCACACAAGCAACGCGCAGGCGCAGTGTGCCCGAGCGCAGCGAGGAACCGCGCCCGAGCAATTCAAAAAATCAGAACACCATCGCCTTCACGGCGTCGAAGTTCTGCACGCCGCCGCCCACGCGCTTGGTCGTGTAGAACAGGACGTAGGGCTTGGCGCTGAACGGGTCGCGCAGCACGCGGGCGCCCTGGCGGTCGGCGATCAGGTAGAAGCGGCGGAAGTCGCCAAAGGCGATGGCCGCATTGCCGGTGCCGATGTCCGGCATATCTTCGATCTCCGTCACCGGATAGCCGAGGATCGTCGCCGGGTCGCCGCCCATGCCGGGTTGCCAGAGATACCGCCCGTCCACATCCTTCAGCTTGCGGACGGCTGCCACCGTGCGCCGGTTCATCACGAAACGGCCATTGGTGCGGAACTGGCTTTTCGGCGTGTAGATCAGGTCGATCAGCTGATCGGCCGCGTTCACCGCCATGAAGTCCCCCGCCACAGAGCCGACCTTGCCCCAGACATGGCTGGCCTCCGCCACGATCTCGTAATCGAGAAAGCCCTTCGGCTTGTTTGTTCCGTTGCCGGTGACGAAGGCTGCCGATTCCTGCGCGGCGAAGGCGTTCTCCACCTCGTCCGCCAGCCAGGCGTCAATGTCCGCATAGGAATCTTCCAGCAAAGCCTGCGTCGCTGCCGGCATGGCGTAGAGTTCCCCGGCGGGGAATTCCAGCAGGGAGAGGCCCGAATGCGCCGTCTCCGTGCGGGCGCCATCTTCGGCCACCCAGCTCGCCGTTGCACCGAGGCTCACCGGTTTGCGATACGTCCCGGCAGAGGTCTGCCGCACGGTCGCGATCTGGCGCATCGGACTGGCCGCCAACAGGCGCGCCTCGATCAGGCGATCCAGTTCCGGCGGGGCGACATAGCCGCCCTGCGCATCCGTGCCCGCGTTCAGCGCCTTGACGTTCAGCCGCGCGAGGCCGCTATCGTCGCCCTGACGCAGATAGCGCGTCCAGGCCTCCGTGCGCTCATCCGGTTCTGCCGCTGGCGCGCCGCCCGCTTCCGGACGCGCCATCTTGAGGCTGAGCGCCTCAAGGCGCCGGTCGATGCGGGCCAGCCGCTCATCCGTCAGCGGATCGCTGGCGCCTTTCGATTCAATCTCAGCCAGCCGCGTATCGTTCGCCTCACGAAAGGCCTCGAACGCGGCCATCAGATCCGCTTCGGCACCCTTGTTGCCGCCCGCCATTTTGGTTTCCTTGGTCATTCCCACTCCTTCGAAAAATCTTCCCTGTCATCCCGGAAAGCGCGCAGCGCTTATCCGGGACCTTATTTGCTCCTGCCGCCACAGGGTCCCGGATCGCTGCTTCGCAGCGTCCGGGATGACACTCAGGCGGCGCGTGTCTCCGCCCCCACCACACCAAACCTTGCCCGTGCCAGCATCGGCGTCTCCACCAGAGACACCTCGACCAGCTCCACCTCGATCAGCTCCCGCCCGCCGCTCGCTTGCGGCTTCCAGACGCGCGGGCGGAACCCGATGGAGAGGCCACTGAGGCCGCCCCGCACCAGCTGCGCCACGCCCGGTTTCTCGATCAGCCCCCTGACGAACAGGCCGCGCCCGTCTTCCACCATCCGGGTCCAGCGCCCGGCAATGGCGCCCTGCCTGTGCTGTAACAGCATCGGCAGGGCGCCCCCGGACCGGAGCGTGTGCGCGAACGCCCCCGCGCGCACCACGTCTCCCGACTGGTCCGGTATTCCGAACAGGCTGGCATAGCCTTCGATGAGGAGGGGCGCAGAGCCGGCCTTCTCCCAGATCATGCTTCGACTTCGCTCAGCATGAGCCGCGTGTCTTGCCGCAGGTTCGTGGCGCTCATGCTGAGCGAAGTCGAAGCACGAGCGCGGAGAGCCAAACTTCACCTCACTCATCGCGGGCCTCCATGCGCCGTTCGATCCGGTCGAGCTGGCCGCGGGCACTTTCCAGAACCGCTTCCACCCGGGCGAGGCGTTCCGACACCGTCTTGCGGTCGTTCAGTTCGGCTTCCACCACGCTGATCCGTTCCGCCGCCGCGCCCGCCCAGACCAGCGCGCCGCCTGTCTGCACAAGGATCGCAAGGATCAGGCCGATTGTGACTTTCTTCTCGATCTCCATCAGCTGAGCCCCGCCAGTTTGCGTTTCTCTTCCAGCGTCGCAAAGCTCGCGCCCTCCAGCCGTGCCCACAGCGCCTCGCGCTCTGCCGACAGCGACGGCACGCGGTCGAGATCGCAGCGCACGTCGACGTCTCCGCCCATCGGCGCGTCCAGCCAGACCGACAGCGACGCCGCCATCTTCTCGGCCAGCGGCAGAACGGTCATCCGCCAGAAGGCGAGATTGGCCTCGCGATAGTTCGCATACGTATTGTCCCCCGGAATGCCCAGCAGTTGCGGCGGCACGCCCAGCGCCAGGGCAATCTCCCGCGCAGCGCTGTTGCGCGCCTGCAGGAAGTCCATGTCCGCGGGCGACAGCGACATGGGGCGCCAGTCCAGCCCGCCTTCCAGCAGCAGTGGACGGCCTGCATTGGCCGCCCCGGAATACAGCGCATCGAGATCCTGCTTCAGCCGGTCGAACTGTTCCGGCGGCATCCGGCCATGGCCGGAATAGATCAACGCGCCGGAGGGCTTGGCGGAATTGTCGATCAGCGATTTCGCCCAGTCAGCGCTCGCATTGTGCAGGTCCAGCGCCCGGCGGGCCGGGGCGAGGGCCGGCAGGCCCAGAACATCGTCCTGCGGGTGAAACAGTTTGAGGTGCAGCAGCGGGCTCCAGCCCGTCTCGTCCCGGCGGATCATGCGCTCGCCCTTGCGCTCGCGCACCGCCCAGCCCTCGGCCCAGCCGCGCCCGTCGGTCAGCGGACGCACGCGGTCCGGCTGCAGGGCGTAGAGTGCCGCGATGCCGTCCGTTTCGCCCGGAAGTCGCACCGCCTCCAGGAACGCATTCCCGTGAAGTTGCAGCTGTGTGTAGACGCCCTCCAGGAAGGCCGCGCCCGGCAGGTCCGGCGCCGGCTTGCGGATCAGCTGCGCTGCCGCCTCATGCGCCGTGGCCAGCGGAACGGACGCCGCCGCTTCGGCCACCATGCGGACACAGCGATAGGCCACGGCGTTGCGCAGATAGCCATCGCGGGTCAGCGCGCCGCCGTCCCGGCTGCCCCAGTTCGGGCCGCCCGGATCTGTTAGCGCCACCAGCGGCGGCGCCGATTTCAACTCCTGCTTGCCTACCCATCTTGCCCAGTTCCACGCCATGCGCCCGCCCCGCTTTTCCTCATTCGATGACGTGAAGTTAAAGCGAGCGCGTCCCGGGAGGATGGGATTGGAAAATGGCAAGGCTTTTCAAAGTGAAACCTGCTTAATCTTGCAGGATTGGCGCTGCTTTTTCCCACACTTTTAGCCCGCTCAGGCGTAGCCACAGGTCCGCAAATCTGCTTTGTCGGAAGCATCCGAATCGTGGGGTTGAGGAGCTGAAAGAATGTCGGCGCGCGTAATTTCCATTGCCAACTCCAAAGGCGGGGTCGGCAAGACCACCACCACTGTCAGCCTGGCTGAGGCCTTCGCGGCCGAGGGCCGGCGCACACTCGTGGTGGATCTCGACACGCAGGCCAACGCCTCGCTGCTCGTGTTCGGCCATGAGGGCGACGAACACCTGTTCCAGGCCATCACCGACTACGCCACGATCTCTGACTGGCTGCTCGAAAACTTCGAAGCCAACGAGCAGAAACGGCTTGAGGAATTCGTCGTCACCGACGCATCGGACGTGACCTCCGGCGGCAAGCCGCTGCCGCTCGATCTCGTCCCCTCCTCGCCGCGCCTTCGCAAGACAGAGCGCGAGCTGATCTATCACCTCACCGACCAGGGCTATTCCATGGAAGCCCTGCAGAACCAGGTCGGCCGGCGCCTGCGCGACGACTTCAACCTGCTCAAGGCGAAGTATGACGTCATCCTGTGCGACTGCCCGCCCGGCATCTCGGTGATGACCGAAACCGTGCTGGCCGCCAGCCACCTGATCATCGTGCCGACCATTCCGGACTTCATGTCCACGCTCGGCCTCGACCTGTTCACCGGCGACGTGATGAACAATCTGCGCGACCGTGATGTGAAACGCCTCCCCATGGTGCTGGCGACCCGCTATGATGGCAGTCCGCACCAGCAGGTCGTGCTGAACGCCATGCGCGAAGCCGCCGCCTCGCAGGAAGCCGAATTCGCGATGTTCAAGACCGTCATCCCGATGAAGTCCGGCTTTGCCAGCAACCCGATCGAGCTCGGCCCGAACCCCACGCTTGAGGCCAAATGGCCGGGCGACGCGCTGCCGGTGATCCGTGAACTGCTCGCCGAAGTGAAAGCCGCCCTCGCATGACCGCAGAAGACCACAAGCAGGGCGCCGAGGCCCTCAAAGCCCTCCTCGCCATGGCGTTCAGCGCCCTCGGCGAGAAAGAATACGCCGCCGCAGCAGGCCTCCTCACCAAGAAGCTGATGATCTCCGCCGGCCAGACCGTCGAAGTCATGCAGGCCCTGCGCGATGCCGTCGGCAAGGACATCTTCGACGCCCAACTGAAATCGCTGACCGCGCACCAGGCCCGCCTGCTGGCCCGCCGCCTCGACAAGACCGTGCCAGACATCGAAGTCTCCACCGCCGGCGCCGCCATCGCCTGGATCCGTGGCCTGATGAATGGCACGACGCCTGCCGCCGTGCCGGAAGTGGCCGAAACGGTTGCTGAAACCGTCACCGATCCCACGCCGGACCCCACCGATCCCGAAGCCCCCAAACCAGCCTCCAGCGGCGCCTATTTCGGCCGCCGCAGCTTCCGTACAGGGAACTAAGCCCTCCACCGCGAGTCCGCAGGACCCCCACCTGTCCTCCCCCTTTCCGGGGGAGGAACCCCACCATCAGCGAAGCACATAATCAGCTGTCAGCGTTCTCCCCCTTGAAAAGGGGGAGACAGAGGGGGTTCTGGCGGACTCTCCACCCAGCACTCCCCTCACAACTGCCGCACCCCAACCGCCGCCTCGTCCAGCAGCAGCGCCCACACGGCCCAGACCAGTGCATCGACACGGTCCGGCGAACCCGTGACACCCTCCGCCCCGAAGGCGCACATCTCGTCCTCCAGCGCGCCGAACTGGCCGGCATGGTGCACGCGGCCCTGTTCATACAGCGTCGCGACCGGCAGGGCGCGTGCCCGCTTTGACAGGCGCGCCTGCACCAGCCGCACCGGCACCGGGCAGCCCGCCGTTTCCAGCACCTGCCGCACCATTTCGCCGCCCTGGTTGGCCTCCGCGATCACTTCGCGCGCGCCGGTCTGGCGCACCAGCGCCACGGCGCGCCCGGCCCAGTCCAGCGGGCGCAGGCCCTGCGAACTGGCATCGCCCAGCACATAGGCCTCCTGCCCGGCCCGGCCCGCCGCCACGATCCCGCAGGCATCGGCGCGCGGCCCGCTGGTGGCAGGCGGGTCCACCGCCACGACCACATCCCACAGCGCCGGGATGATGGCCGCGCGCGCCTCATCAATCCGTGACCGGAGGAACAGCGCGCCGTCCACATCCTCCACCAGCATGCCTTCCAGCTCCTGCCGCCCGAGCGCGGAGCCGCCATAGGCCGCCTCCACCGCCCGCAGGAAGCCGGGCGCAAGAAAGCCTGCATTCTCCCGCGTCGCGCTGCGCGTCACCACCGTGTCCGGCGCCGCATGCAGGCGCTTCATCAGCTGTGTCGGGCGCGGCGTGGTCGTGACCAGCGCCGCCGGGTGCACGCCCAGACGCAGGCCCATTTGCAGCATGTCCCAGGCCGCCTCGGCATAGGTCCACGCCGCCGCCTCGTCGCACCAGGCCGCGTCGAATTGCGGCCCGCGCAAACTGTCCGGATCCTCCGCAGAGAACGCGTAGGCGCGCGCGCCGTTCGGATATTCCAGCATCCGCCGCGAGACATGATGCACCGGACGCCAGCGGGTTTCGGACTCGATATTCGCGAGGCCGCTCTCGCCCGCAATCATCACTTCTCGCACATCGTGCAGCGTCGGTCCGACCAGCGCGATCCGTCCGGCCCCGCAGACCACACGCCAGCGCACCCATTCCGCCCCGGCCCGCGTCTTGCCCGCGCCCCGCCCGCCCTGGAACAGCCATGTGCGCCACGCGCCTTCCGGGCTCACCTGCGCGTCCCGGCAGGTCAGCAGGAAGGGAAAAAGCTCCACGGTTCGGCGCATCTCCGGATTGTACGGCGCCCCCGCTTTGATCCAGTCCAGCACATTTTGTCTCGATTTCCGGGACCAGATACTCGAGTATTCCGTCCACATGTTCTCGCCGCTCCCGCGCGGCCTCAGCACTTGCATCTGCGCTCTCTCCCCCTGCTGCCCTCAAACGTCTTGCTTCCCCGGCCAGCCGTATCGCCATGGCCGCCGCCACCGCCACGGCCTCCGCATCCTTTGCCGCCAGCACCGCGTCCGCCTGCAGGTCCGCCGCGATGTCCAGCACAAGCGCGTGCCGTTCAAGCGGGGCCTCGGGCCGGCGCAAATCATGCCGCGCCATATAGCGGCACACGGCCTCGCGGGTGCGATGGATCTGCGCCGCCATCGCCACCACGCTCTTCCCACTGAGGAACATGAGACGAAGGATGCGCCCCTCGCGTTCGGTGATCTGTTTCGGTCTGCCGGAATGTGTCATGCGGGGAATATGGCGCGGGTAGGAACCGGGTGAATTGAGATAGGTTTCTTGTCATCCCGGAAACGCGCAGCGTTTGTCCGGGAGTCAGTGCCTGCGGGCGATGCCGCACGCTGGGTCCCAGATATTTGCTCCGCAATTTCCGGGATAACACAGTGGAAGATGCAAGCCCTATCCTCCCTGCGAAGCAGGCGAGGTGGCAACGAAGCGGACGGAGGAGGATGCTGCGGATACTCCCAGAAGTATTGAAAAATGGCCCAACAGGGCCGACAATTACACCGGCAGGAAAACGAAGTAGAGTAGCTGCAAATATACCTGAGGGTTGAGGACAGATTTTCGCGATGCGTTCCAATAGACAGGATGTTCTTGAATTTATCGACTGGCTGACGGCGGAAAATTATCTTTCAGAACGAGATTGCGTGCTCGCATTCAGTTCAATCGATGAAATGAATGAGATGATAAATGATGATGTCCCCATATCGGTGTACGAGGAGTTGGGTGACTACTTGGGGAAAGCTCGTGACAAAGGCACGTTGGTGTCAATGCTCACGAGGTTGACAGAGGTCCTGATAAAGTTTGCCGGTGAGAGGTATTTCTTCGTTGAGCGATTAGTCGTAAGTGCGGAAAGAAGATTCGATAAAGCTGAGCTGCTTCAAATAATAGCTGCTGCTCCAGAGGAGTTTCGCGGCTATTTGGAAAAGAGACTAAGCATATGAAGAGCAGCTTCATCCTTCGACTTCGCTCAGGATGAGTCCCGTTTTTTCCGCACCCCCGAAGCGCTCATGCTGAGCGAAGTCGAAGCATGCAAGCGCGGGCTCGGTGAGCTCTCACCCCATCTCCCGCACGCCCGCAATGCATTGCGAGGGGCATGGGCTGGACGTGGGGTCAGAGACTTTGCCG